CCTCCCCCTTCCCTCGGAGTGCATCAGGATAAGGTGGCTGCTCCCCCCAGCCAATAGGTCCTGGTGCCCTCCGAGGGGAGGGTCTGGTGAAGTTAGCCCAGGGCAACGGGTCCTCTTGGGACCGCCCTCCCCAACAAGAGACTATGGAAACGGTAGTGGTAGTAGATCAGGATAGCGCGGAGCAGGTGTCCTATGCCCGGACCCTAACCTCCGACGACCGAATCTATACCTTCCATACCCTCCAAGGTCTGCACCGAGATGGTGAGGCCACAGCCTCCTTGTATGGGGACCAGTGGCTAGAGCAGGTGACCTCAAGGCTGGACCGGGATGCACTTCGGGAGCACTGGATGCCTCCGATTGAGATCATCATCCTGGCCCAGAATCCAGCAGTAGAGTTTGTGACTCCTCACTTCCAACGAGTGGGGTTCCTATCCCGGCCCTTCCGGGACATGACGACTGAGGAGGTGCAAGAGTGGCTAACGCAGAGGGTCTCCACATTACCACGGGCCTAAAGGACGGCGAGCAACCACCGGTCCGCTCGTACTCCCACGACTGCATGTTCCACGGACCGGTGCCCTTTGAGTACCTCTTTACGGTACGAGAAGCAGGAGTGATTGTTGACACCTACGGATGTACCCTTGTTGGCTGTTCCATCAGAAACGCAAAGGTTCGTCCTAGCGTTTGATCCCGGGTTCACTACCGGGGTTGCGGTTGCCCGCCTCCACCCAACCGAGTTCATACCCGTCCTCCTCCGGGAGGTAGGTTGGCACGAGAGGCTCGGCGACCTGATGGTTTTGTTCTCGCAGTTTGAGGGCATGGTGGAGACTGTCGTTTGTGAAGACTTCAGTCTCTATCCCTCAAAGGCCCGCGAACAGATCCGATCTCGGTTCCCCTCGGTGCAGGTCATCGGGAACCTCCAGATGCTGTGCGAACTCTTCTCTCTTCCGCTCGTAATGCAATCCCCCTCGGTTAAGGCGCATGCCCTACTACTGCCCGAGCACCGAGCCCTGCTTAAGAAGGCTAAGTCTGAACACGTCAACGATGCCTACAAACACCTGCGCTACTGGTTCTCCACGGAGTGGCTAAAATGAAAGGAAGGAGCTTACGATGGGTTACTACTTAGAGACCCTCCACAACCAGCAGAAGGCTCGGCAGCTGGTGGAGATGACGGCTGGGGCAGCCCGTATTATCCCCAAGCCCGAGCAGTTCCTACCTTCTGGGGAGGAAGTGCTAGTGTGTGTAGTTGACAACGGACTGTTTGAGGCTGCTGGCATCATCTACGATGAGCACGAGTTTGCTGACTTCTCCCATCCGGATGGTCGCCCTAGAATCTGGATGCTGGTGCCCAGGACGGAGGTCCTCCGCCAGTGTCCCTACGTAGAGGAGATACTGAAGTGAGACCTGATCTGGCAGTAGATGAGGTGGCTGAGGCCGCCAACCGCAACTTCCCTTACACGGACGTCGTCATCACCCGTGCAGATAGAACCTACTGGCGGGTGGCTAAGGAGAAGGGGGCGGGAATGTTCTTCATCCACGTGGATGAGTTCGAGGAGATCTTCGGCAAGCCCGTCCGCCTCAAGGTCCAGGAGATGCTGGATCGGAGCCACCAAGCCTCCTTCCGGATGTGGCTGGGCATCTGAATGCCTGAGTTGTTCCCGTTTCAGGAGAAGGACGTCCAGAAGGCCCTTGGGCGGAACACCCTGATCGCAAGCGAATGTGGCATTGGCAAAACCGTCGAGGCCATCGAGGTAGTCCGCAGACGTCGGGTGGCAGGGGCTCGAGGTCCGGTCTTGGTCCTTTGCAACAACTCAGCAAAGGAACAGTGGGCAGACTTCATCCGAGCGTGGGACCCTGGGGTAGAGGTGGTGGTGACTGGGAAGGCTGGCTCCTGGCCAACCGAGGGCCGGCCCGGGGTGGAACTCCGACACTACTTCCATCCTCGACACGACGTGTGGATACTAGCCCACCATGAAGCCCTCTCGTTGCCCAGGAAGGCTGAGGTACGGGCACGACGGTACTATCAGGCCCCACAGGTATGGCGTCAGTTTATCTGGGAAGCAATCATCGTGGATGAGTGCCACCGTTACAAGGGTCGGAAGTCCCAGCGTACCGTATGGCTGATGGCCCTTGACGGCCTCTATCGGATGGGCATGACGGGTACCCTTATCGAGAAGGACCCCTCCGATGCACAGCCCATACTTAAGTGGCTGTACCCCGGTCGCCCTGAATTTAAGAACTACTGGAAGTTCCGGGAGGAATGGTGCTTCTCTGAGAACGGGTGGCAGGGGCATAAGAAGTGGGGCGGAGTTAAACCCGGTCGTGAGAGAGAGTTTGCTGCCTTACTGGAGCCGTTCACCATCAGGAGAGGTAAGAGGGACCCTGACGTTGCGCCAGACCTACCACCGAAGATCGAGGAAGTCGTGCACCTGACTATGGAGCCTGACTCCCCTCAATACAAGCTCTACTCTAAGGTGGCTCGGTCCCAGGATCTCCAAGTCAAACTACCACCTGAGTTCACCGTAGGTGGGGATTGGCACCTCATCATACCTAATGCTATGGCCCTACTGGTCAGGTTACAGCAGCTCCTCGCAGACCCCCGCATACTAGGTTTACGTGCCCCGTCCGTTAAGCAGGACTGGATTAAGGACTACGTGGCTGACAACCCTAACGAGCCCATCGTCATCTTCACCAAGTTCCGACCAGTAGCCCAGACCCTGGCCCAGGATCTAGGGGCCGCTATAGCTATTGGCGGTCGGGTAGAGCGTTTGGACGATTGGCAACGGGGGGCTGTGCAAGTGCTGGTTGGGACGATTGCTAAGATGGGTGAGTCCCTTAACCTCCAGCAGGCTCGAACAGCCCTCTTCATGGACCATGAGTGGTCCTCGATCAAGATGCAACAGGCGTATGACCGGGTGGACCGTATCGACATTACGGAGAGCAAGCACATCGTCCACCTCGAAGTCAAGGGTACGGTCGATGTCCTTGTCCGTAAGGCCCTCAGCCACAAGTGGTCCGAACAGGAGCTGATATGGAACTTCCTTCGGGATCTCCAGGCCTCGGCCTCGACCCCTTAGAGGGGCTGGCGGAGGTTCACGTATCCGACATTGGTACGTTTAGGACCTGTCGATGGCGATGGGACTGGTCCTCGAACCTCCGCCAGAATCTGGAGAGGGCAGTACCGGTGCCCCACTTCCTACTGGGAAGGGCGGTGCACTATGCCCTCAGCCAGTACTACGAGGGGTTCGATCCGCTGGAGGCATACGAGAGGTTCATCGAGAAGGACCTCAGCCTCTCGGACCACTTAAAGCTAGTGTCCGACATGGAGTTGAAGACCAAGATCCTAGACTCAGTCGTGTTGGGTCGGGGGATGGTCGGACACTACATCTCGTGGGCACCTCGGCATGACAAGGACTGGGAGGTCCTATCCACGGAGAAGATCGAGCAGCTCGTGAGAAGGGAGTTGGGGTTCTACTACGAGGGTAGATTCGATGGCATCTGGAGGTACAAGCCGGATGGGACCTTGTGGCTCAAGGAGTTCAAGACCACCCGGTCCATGACGGAGACCGACTTCATCTATAGGGACCCTCAGCCTACCCTATACCAGGTGATGGCTGAGAATGCCGTTGGGCAGCCGATCTCCGGTGTGTTGTACACCTTCCTCTGGAAGAAGGTTCCGGACTTCCCTAAACGACTAAAGAATGGGGAGTTCAGCAAGGCCCAGGACCAGAACACTACCGCCTCCCTCTACATGGAGGCCCTACGCAACGATGCCCGGGCTATGGCAACCGACTCCGTAACGGGAGAGATCAACCAGGCTGACTACGACCGCATGCTCCAACACTTCATGCTGGACTATGCCGAGATCCTCACGACCCTTGCGGAGGAGGAGTCAAAGTACTTCCACCGCATCAAGCTGGAGAAGACTCGGACCGAGATCACCCTGGGTATGGAGCACATTGGGCAGACCGTACTCGAGATGCTAGACCCAGAGACGCCCATGTATCCCGCACCCTCACAGATCAAGTGTCCGAGGTGTCCGTTCAATGAACCCTGTCGAGTGAGGCATATGGGAGGCGACTACTCCCAACTGATCCACGACGACTACCGACCCCGCAGTAAGTGGGAGATTGCACTACTGGAGGAATTCGAAGGTGGCTAACTACGAAGGTAAGTTCAATCTGATCCTCGGGTCCGACCTGCAATCTGGGGCCTACCAGGTCCGGATCAGTACCGAGGGGCACGTCATCGATGAAGAGGGGCAGGTCATTGCGACGATCGCCCCGTGGCCATTCGCCCTGCGCGTTACGAAGGTCGTAAAGGAGGAGGAGGTGCCGCATGCGAAAGAAGGAACTCAAGCAGGAGAAGGTAATCGCCCTACTGGAGGGGGATCCGGGGTCGGGAAAGACAAGGCTGGCTGACACCGCCAACCTAGATCCTCGGATGGCTCCAGCCCTGCACCTGGACATGCGGGGCAATACCGTCACCCTAGCCTCGGTGCCGGGCCAGCATCAGGTCCTCGAGATTGAGTCCGTCAAGGACATCGAGAGGATCTACAACTGGCTAGCCGCCGGTCAACCCCATCCAAAGCCTCAGGAAGGCAGCGTCCTCCCAACGGATATGGTATCCTTGATGGCGGAGTACTTTCCGGGGCAGGTGTTCCAGACCCTCATCCTCGACACGTTGACGCAGTACCATCACATGACCCTGGATGCTATCACCGGGAACGTCAACAAGCGGATCGGTCAGGAGACCAAGCAGCCCCAGATCCAGGACTGGGGAGAGCTGCTACGCCAGACCGTCCTCCTCATGGGCAAGCTGGGCGAACTACCTCTGCACGTGGTGGTCACCGTCCAGTCCTCGGAGGAGAGGGACAACGTCACCGGGCAGGTGATGCACCGCCCACAGCTGTGGGGTAAGTCGGTGAAGGAGGTTCCGGCGTTTGTCTACATCCATGCCTACCTCCTACAGGCCCTACGGCTTACTCAGCGACAGCGCATGCAGATTGGGCTGGAGGGGGAGGACGTGGATCCGAACACCCGAGTGGCCTTGTTCACGCCGAGATTCGACTCGATGGCTAAGGATCAGTACGGCGTCCTTGGACCTCACATGATCGACCCGTCCTTCCCGAAGATCTGCGACCTAATCTATGGTCCATCAACGAGCTAGAGCAGCAGCTCGATGGAGTGCCGAGATGGGGCTGGCACACGACTGCTCAACTAACGAACCTGAAGAGGTGGTGTAATGGCTGAGCTTTCGTTGGACTTCAGTGACGTCAAAGAACTCACTGAAGGGTGGCACTCCGCACGGATCTTTGCTGTTGAGGCGACGACCTCGTCCAACGGCAATCCCATGCTCAACGTCCAGTACAAGATCGAGGGCGGGCCGTTCGAGGGCCGGTCCTTGTACGACAACTGGATGCTGGCAACCGATGCGGTCTACAGGACTAAGGCCAACCTGGTCAAGCTGGGCTTGATGTCGAAGGATGACACCAAGCTCAAGATCCGGTCCGAGGATCTTGTCGGGCTGGAGTGCGAGATCAAGGTGGTCTACGAGGAGTATGAAGGAGACTCACGTCCCAAGGCTCGGGGCTTCCGGGGCGTGACGGGCGACACCTTCGAAGCCCTCGAGTAGGCTCAGAGCCCCCAGCCCCCCTCTACCCCGTCTGAGGGGGGCATCTTTCTTCTCCTAGGAGGGCGTGTGTTCTTCAAGGCTCTCTACGCCAATGCCCCCGAGGACGAAGGACTGCTAGTAGAGGTTGCTTATGGGAAACCGCCCCTCGATCGAATCTGGATACCTGTGGCCGATGTGGCCGGGTCCGGAGTTCCTGTTAGACCAGGCGAGCATTGCTTCTATGGGCCTGCCCTACGCCGTGAGGCCCGAAGTGGCAAGGACGCCGTGTGGGGAACCCAGGCGTTATGGGTTGACAGGGACGATGCCCAGTTCGCCAGAGCAACCTTTCCGCCGTCCTTCGTCATCTGGTCAGGCCACGGGTGGCACTACTTCTGGCTACTGACTGAGTGGGCTACAGACCAAGCAGCGATAGAGAAGGCGAACCAGCTACTACTGTATGATGTCGAAGGCGACAAGGCCTGTTGGAACGTTGACAGACTCCTACGAGTCCCGGGTTCGGACAATTCTGGAGTTGAAGCTGAGCTTCGGCACCACAGTGTTCAGATCCGATACTCACTGGATGATATCAAGGTACTTGCAGGCCTTGACGACAAGATACGACACAAAGTACGTACTGGTGACCGCCGGGGATACCCGTCCAGGTCAGAGCGGGATTGGGCGGTGGTTTCCGCACTCCTTAAAGCTGGTGCACAAGAGAGTCTTATTGAGACGATCTTCCAGAACCAGCCGGTAGGGGATAAGGTACGAGATGCCAAAACTTCAGCCTCCTACCTTCAGAGAACTATTGAACGGGCTCGAGTCTCTCCTTCCGTTGGTGCCGGGGGCTCTGGTCTTGAGGAACGGGGAGACGGTTACTACGTACACCGAGGTAAGAACGTCCGAAGGCTCAGTACCTTCCTCTTTGAGCCTGAGCTACTCCTTGATGGGCGTGCTTACGGTTCGCCTGATGCCCTCGTTGGTACAGTCCGAACCGAACGTAGCACGTGGCCCACTATCACCTTCACCCGCCAAGCCTTCCAGTCCGTAAGGATGCTGGATCGAGAGACCCCCTACATGGGGTGGCAGTGGCTAGGGAGAGATGACGATGTTCGGGGACTACTTCCGTACCTCATCCAGAAGCTTAAGGATAAGGGCTTTCCTCGGCGGGCTGCCACGGGGACGCTTGGTCTTCACCGACTCGGGGAGCGTTATCTATTTGTTGGTACGGAAGGTACACTCTCCGCGGAGGACTATTGGCTCGGCTCGAATGCTCCTCTCGTATATCTCGAAACACATCGTGAACATCCTATACTACACCTCGCAGCACCCCTGGCATTGGGGCCGGATGCCCTTGAACCTAGTCCTGCACTCATCGGGTCACTACTACCTACGCTTAACGAACCTGAGACAATCTGGCCGATCATTGGCTGGTACTGTGCAGCTCCACTTAAACCCTGGCTTGAGGAGCAGGGCCTTCGATTCCCAATTCTTAATGTATACGGTACTAAGGGGTCCGGTAAGACTACTACGATCCAGAGGGTGATGTTACCCCTCCTCGGTCAACGTGACCCTAGGAGCTACGATGCAAATACAACTAGGTTTGTCGTCCTATCCCTCCTCGGATCCTCTAACGCGGTGCCGGTCGCTTTCAGTGAGTTTCGATTTGGGGCTGCGGATAAGTTCCTACGATATGTCCTCCTCTCATACGATACGGGTCACGACCCCCGAGGCCGCGCTGATCAGACAACTGTTGACTATCCCCTTAGCGCACCCTTCAGTGTCGATGGCGAAGATCTCATTGCAGATCCAGCTGCTAAGGAAAGAATACTTGCCGTAGTCATGCACCCTGCAGCCATAGCAGAGGGAACGGAGGCGTTCAATGTTCGACAGCAACTTGAGAGCACTCCCCTCCTTGGATTTGCCTCAGGGTACTACCAGTACCTACTACGACTCTTACTGGGTGCTGAGCTTGAGGCACTTGTTCAACAGGCGCGTGCTGATGTACTGGGGGCTTTTCCATCACGGCTTCCGGATAGGGTCCGGTCGAACCTGGTTGTTGCTCGACTTGGACAGAGACTCTTTGCCGCCTATACGGGCGTTGCTCTCCCAGATGCCAAGATCCTGTCTGAGACCCTCAGTGCTGTTTTCTCAACCGAGACTGGCCGGGCTCCTGTCGCTGCGGATTACATGGTCGAAGATCTGGTCAATGCTGCAGCCCGTTCAGAGCAACGGTTCACGTGGAGTTACGATGCTGGCAGTGTTACCTTTTTCTTCCAGCTATCATCCGCCTACGAATGGTGGTCCCGCACCCGTAGGGACAGGCCCCTTGGCCGTGATGCACTTCGGGTCCAGCTAAAGGAACTGGACTACGTCTCTGGTCCCCTAGCCCGAGGAGGTCATATGGTTTACGCTGTCGTGCTTACCCAAGCTCGCAAGGCAGGTCTCGACGTACCCGAGCGACTAGCCCCGGGTACCCTAGAAGTGAGGTTCTAGATGGACCCTGAAGGTGAACGGAACCATCCTCGAGCAGTAGTTCTAACGTCGGGGGGCATCGATAGCACAGCCGCCTTGGCGTGGGCCATAGCGAGAGGCTGGAGGCCCGTGTCGATTTTCGTATGGCATGGGCAAAAGCAGGTCCACCAGGAGAAGGAGGCCGTAGAGGCAATCATGGGGCACTACAGGCTCTACTACGATATGGAGAACCTCTCCGACCACCTATACCAGCCAGCAGGACCGAACTACCTGATCCCCTTCAGGAATGCTGCGCTGCTCACCGTGGGGGTGGCGCTGGCGGAGAGGGAGGGGATCAAGTGGCTAGTGTTCGGGGGCTACTCCCAGCCAGGGTGGGGTTACGAGTACCCGGACTCGACCCCGGAGTTCCTAGGGGCCTTCGGAGCCTGCATCCAGATGGGGACCGGGGGCCGTGTGAGGCTGGTGTGTCCGTGGAGTGGGTGGACGAAGGACCAGGTAGTGCGCTGGGCCCTAGACCACCAGGTTCCACTGGAGTTGACGTGGACCTGCTATGCCCCAAGCCACCAAGGGAAGCCGTGTGGGGAGTGTCCAGCCTGCAAGAAGAGACGATGGGCTATGGAGGTGGCTCTTGGCGAAACATACCCACTCGATAACTAAGACGTACTGGTTCTCAGCCGCCCACATGCTGGTGGGGCACCCAAAGTGTGGGAGAATGCATGGTCACAATTACCGGGTAGACGTGACCGTGGCGGCTGACCTCCACTCCGGGTCCCGAGTTAAGGCCCGGCATAACTGGGTGATGGACTTCGCCGATCTAGACCTGGTGGTCAAGCCCATCCTCGAGCGGTTCGACCACAAGTTCATAGCCACCCAAGCCGATGAGCTTGGGGAGCCCGGCTGGAAAGTGTCGGTGGTAGCCCGAACTCGAGATGTGGTCTTTGCCGAGACCTTGGACTCAACGGCTGAGAGCCTAGCTGAGTGGTTTGGGTACGAGATCGGAATGAAGCTGGGCCCCTCACCCCACCTGACAGAGGTAACAGTGTGGGAGACTCCGAAGAGCAGAGCAACATGGACACCGTAGACCAGCTAGAGCAGACTCGTGGCCAGGAATATGGCTACGATGCGTGGAGGATCTCGTCTGCCATTCTCCGGATCCTACCCCTCAACAAGATTCGGGAGGCTGGGTTCTTGTCACCCGTAGCCAGTATGGTGAGGAAGCTGGTCCGTGCTGCCAACGATCCCACCAAGGCCGAGCATTGGGCCGACATGGAAGTGTACATCCGTTTGATCCGCAAGGCCACTGAGCAGCCCGCCTCTGGCCCTAGCCCTCACGGAGGAGGAACCTAGGGGTGAGACAAGACTATCAGGTCAACGAGATATTCTCCAGCATCCAGGGGGAGGGACGACAGGTCGGTAGGGTGGCTACGTTTATCCGCCTCCAGGGGTGTCCTGTCGGTTGCGAGTGGTGCGATACGAAGTACACGTGGTTCAAGGGCGGCTCTCGTATGAGCCTCTACGAGATCTGGCAAGAGGTCCGACATCCTTGGGTAGTGATTACGGGTGGGGAGCCTACCCTGTATGACCTAGATGGGCTGATAGAGGGCATCGACGAGCTGGACCAGGAGTTCAAGGAACGGCGACCTGCCCCACTCTACCGGGTGTTCCAGTTGGAGACCTCCGGGCTCCATGAGCTCAAGGGTAAGCGAGTCCCAGACTGGGTTACGATCTCGCCCAAGCATCGACTCCAGTACCAGGTGCCCGACTCCCTGCTCAGGTATGCCAACGAGTTGAAGTTCGTGGTGGACGAGCACTTCACCCCCTCCATAGCCGAGGATCTACAGACCCGGTGCAACGAGATCAGTGTCCCCAACCCGGACTCTACCTTCCACCACGGTAGGGTGTCGGTAGTCCTCATGCCCGAAGGCTGCCCTCCCAAGCCTGAGATGATCGCTCTGACTCTCATCGTCCTCAACGACCACCCCGATTGGTTCTACGGCGATCGCATTCAGTATCGGATCGGAGTACCGTAATGACTAAGCAGAAGAAACTGATCAACTACCTCCGTGTGGAGGTGAGTATCGGGCGGGTTGACCCGCATCCTGAGCAGGACAAGGAGCCACTAGCCCGAACCTGCCACATCTGCAAGCATGGGTCCTTCGAGATGGTCTTCGATCGGAGGGAGGGGAAGGAGGATCCGGAGCGACTCCTACGCACTAAGAGGGGTCGAGCCTATGTCTGGCTGGTGCTCCATAGCGCCGCATCCCACTACCTTCACCTTTTCATTACGGAGAACCTTAAGGCGATAGGACGATCGAAGGTGTGGGGATGACTTACGAACTGGACTTACAGGAGATCCTATCCGGGATGTTCGGGGAGGACACCTGGGACGACTCCTCCAAACGAACAGCAGAGAGGGTGGTCAAGTACTGGGCAGAGTTCTACACTATGGGTAAGCCACCTAGGCTGACGACGTTCGAGGCGTATGCACAGCAGCTCATCGTAGTCAAGGGGATCCAGTTCTCTAGTATCTGCTGTCACCACCTACTGCCGTTCTTCGGAGAGGTCCATGTGGGATACCTTCCGCACACACGGATGGTCGGGCTCTCGAAGATACCCAGGGTGGTAGAGTACTTCTCACGGAGGCCTCAGACTCAGGAGCGAATGACGGCCAACATAGCAGACTACCTCAAGAAGGGACTTGAGGCCAAGGCCGTTGGAGTGGTAGTCCAAGCAACGCACACGTGCATGGTTGCCCGAGGCATACGAGCTAATGGGGCAAGCATGCTTACGTCCGAGATGCGAGGAATCTTCCTCACCTCAGACCGCCCCCGAGCGGAGTTCCTGGAGTTGATCCGATGAGTTATTGGATAGACCATTGCAGAGTGTGTGGCACCTCCCTACAGCTCACACTACTGGAGGGTATCGGCTTCCGGGCGGACGGTACGAGGCTGTGGAAGACGTGGTCCGTTATGCGCTGCGTAATCTGTCTGGGATGGTGGGAGGTCATACATCGTGAAGATAGCCCATATAGTACCGACTGAGAACTTGCAGCAGGTCGAGCACTATGGGTACCACATGGCCCTGGCTCCCCGATTGGAGCAGGACCCGGTGTATCGAGAGTGGTTCCGCCGCCAGCATAGCCTCGGGAAGTTCCTCATCGTCGACAACGGAGTTATGGAGCCCGAGCTTGGGGAGGCCCTGGACTTCCGGGAGGTGGTGGACCTGGCTAACTACGTAGGGGCGGACGAGGTATGCCTTCCCGACGTGCCCTACAGGGGGGAGGAGACCTACGACTCCACCAAGGAGGCCCAGCATCTAGTCGAACCCTGTCGAAGGCTATTGATCCCTCAGGGTGAGGACTACACCCGGTATCTGATTTGTGCAGTTAGGCTACTACTCTTGGATCCGGTCTGCCTTGGCCTCAACCGGGCCCCTCTGAAGTTTGGGTACACCCGCTCCGATGTGCTCAAGTACCTAGACAAGCACGGCTGGAGGTGGCGGGTACCTTTTCATGCGATGGGTCTGTGGGAGAACCCTGAGCGAGAGGTGGTCGAGCTCCGTGGGAAGGTTCGGGGCCTCGATACAGGTGCTGCTGCCGCCTGCGCTCAGCAGGGAGAGGGATTAAAGAAGAGAGAGGGGCACATCGGACTGGACCACAGACTCGGGGTGGTTGCGTGGGGAACCCTGCAGCAGAACCTGGAGACACTAGATGGATGGGCTAATACTACCGAAGAGTCCGGGGGCGGACTGTCAGAACTGCACCCTGAGGGCTGAGGCATTTGTTCCACCTGCGGGCCCTGCACAGCCCCAGCTTGTAGTGGTGGGAGAGGCTCCGGGTGCGGATGAGGTCCGAGTGGGGGAGCCCTTCGTTGGGAAGTCTGGCCAGTTGCTCCAGGCCATGCTGAAGCAGGTTGGGCAGGAGTGGGAGGGGGTCTGGCGTACCAACGTGGTGCTGTGCAGGCCTCCGAAGAACCGAACCCCCACCCAGCTGGAGCAGAAGTGCTGTGCACCTAGGCTCTTTGAGGAGCTGGAGCAACTGGGAGAGTCCGTACCACTGGTGGCCCTAGGTCGGACAGCAGAGCACTCCCTCCGAGTAGAAGAGCAAGGGGTATGGTACGGGAACCGCATCTCGACCTACCACCCTGCCTACGTTCTCCGCAACCCCAAGGAGGCCTATACGGTCTATCAGACCCTCCGTAAGGCCGTTCAGATCCCCCACCAGCAGCCGATCGAACCCCTAGTATTCGTATGTCAGAGTGTGGTGGAGGTTTACGACGCCCTTAGAGAGCTAGAGAAGCTTAACGATGGGCGTATACTTATCTGGGATCTGGAGACCGAGCAGAGGGTGTGGTACCGAGATCCGATCCTCTGTATGCAGCTAGCTACTGACAATCTGAGTGCGGTGGTGGTTCCTAAGGAGTTCCTGCACCTCCCTGAGATTCGGGAAGGGGTGCGGAGCCTACTGCTGGGGTGGAAGGGGCCGAATGGAGGTCATAACGTCAAGTTTGACATGAACTTCCTAGCGGGGCAGTGGGGCGTGGACTGGGCATTCGAGCAGAGGCCCACGATTGATACGATGCTCATGCACTACGTCCTTAAGGAGACAACGGGGGAGCATGGCCTGAAGTTTCTTGCAGGGTACTACTTCGATGCACCTGACTACGAGGCTGGTCTGGTAGGACCCTATCTCAGGTCGCAGGAGGACTTGTGGTCCAAGGTTCCGCCCCCCTTGCTTCATGAGTATGGTGGCAAGGACGTGTGCTACAACCGAATGCTCGTCGACCCTCTAGAAGGGGAAGTAAGGGCGCAGGGGTTGTGGGGCCTCTATGAGTTCCTCATGCAGGCCAACTGGGCCGTGCACAAGATGGAGCAACGGGGCATTCGGATGGACCGGGAGTGGCTCAAGAAGGTAGAGGAGAGGCTATCTCAGGAGTGTTGGGAGCATACCGAGGAGATGGAGTTCATTGCGGACGAGGCCCTAGGTAGGTGGGGTGGGCAGGTGCCTCCCTGGTTCAACGGAGAGGAGCCGAAGCGGGCCCCGGCCAAGTTCCATCGGGTGATTGAGAACATTGACGAGGATGGGCTGAACACCAATTCGCCCGACCAGCTAGCCGTACTGATGTTTGACCTGCTCGGGCTGCCCACAGCGATGGACCCCAAGGAGGGAAGGAAGCATCCACGAACCACAGCAGCCAATACCCTGCGTATACTTGAGAAACTCCCAACCCTAACGGAGGAACAAGGTGCGTTTCTTCAGGAACTTATCTACTATCGCAAGAAGAATAAGCTTCTCACTGCGTATGTCAATAACCTTCTTCCGATTCTTGATGAGCAGGACCGTGTACACACCGGTTTCCTCATCCACGGGACAGAGACCGGACGACTATCTGCTCGAGATCCAGCTCTCCAAACCATTCCACGAGAAGGGGATGAGAACGATCCTTTCTCGTCTCTCGGAAACCTCATACGAGGGGCGTTTGTTCCCGCCCTGGGACACAAGCTTATCGTGGCAGACTACGCTCAGGCTGAGTTGCGAGTCGCAGCCCACCTATCCCAGGAACCCTTCCTACTCCACGCCTTTAGATCCGGAAGGGATATCCACTCCTTCGTAACCGAGGGGATGTTCGGAGAGGGGTGGACGAAGGAGAATAGGTCGGAGACCAAGCGACTAGTGTTCTGCACATTGTACGGAGGGACAGCCTATAACTTTGCCAGTGACTATGCCGTACCCTACGACCGGGCCCAGGTGATGTACGAAAAGCTGGTGGGACTGATGCCGGGGTTCTACGGACCAGGTGGCTACATCGACCAGCAGTTTGACCTACTGAGGCAGAGGGGCTACGTGGAGACCATCCTTGGCCGACGGCGGAGGGTCCCCCTTATCCTTGAGGAGAACCGGAAGGAAGCTCGGAAGATTGCACTCAATGCACCTATCCAGGGAGGGGCCCACGAACTTACGATGCTCTCGTGGGTACAGCTAACCAAGCTGGGATACTTGACCATGTTGGAGGTGCATGACTCCGTACTACTAGAGGCCCGGGAAAGCGAGGCTGACCTGGTGGCGACGGAGGTCGAGAAGGTGATGGTACGGTGGGGGGAGAAGTACTATCCCTCAGTACCCTGGAAGGCCGATGTGAGAATCCGAAACCGATGGGGTCGAGATGAATGAGCGCCAGCTAGCGGTAGTGTCCGAGATCATTCGGGACAAGGGGAGGATCTACGTTAAGGAGGTGGATGGGCTGCTACACGTTTCCATCCACGTGTTCTCTCGGGATATTGGGCTGATCGATAAGCTGGCTCGCTCCGGGGTGGGGAGGGTGAATACTATTCCGGGAGGTACTCGCGACTGGTCATGGGCAAGGCGACACGAACTTCGCAAGTACCTTCCCGGAATTGTCTCCAGGATGCCGGAGGGTAGGAAGAAGGAGCTATTGGCAGAGGTTTACCGGAGTACGATTGCCGGGCAACGACGCCAGGAGGTCCTACTTGCCCTTCAGGCCGTCCTCCAAGGCCGTACCGAAGATGAAGGCGATCCAGACAGCGGCGATCGCCGTGGCGGAGGCCTCCGGGGGGATGCTGGCATCCCCGAGGG